CGTCTTAATATCAACGGTGCTACTGCACAGATGATTGCAGACCATATTAAGGGAATTGGTCTCAAGACTGCTCGAGAAATTAAAGATTTACAACTGTCACTTTCCGGTGAAAGATTCAGTAACCTCGAACAGTTACGCCAAATTAAAAGAGTTGATTGGGATTCTGTGTTTGCTGCTGATCTAATTCGAGTCTAAACTACATCTCCTGCTAGCCCCTGGGAAACCAGGGGTTTTTAGTTTTAGAATAAAAAGAAAACATAGATATGTCAATTGGTCCCGCTGTATACCTAGGTCAAGTAGGGAGTACGGGTAGAAGCACAGGCCCGCACGCTCACAAAGAACTCATTGATCTTCGCACAGGCAAAAAAATCTCCTTGTCTCAGGCACGTACGGACATTGGACAAAACATTCAATTTAGACTGCCTGGTTCCCAGGAGTGGCAACGTCTTTACACACAAACTTCCCCTGGACAATTTGCTTTGAATCCCAGGGCTCCGATGACAAGTCCAAAAGGGATGCGTGTACATCCTGTTACCGGACAAAATGCTTATCACTATGGTGAGGATTATGGTCTTCCTAAAGGTACTGATCTAAGGTTCTTAGGGTCAGGTGCCGTGGAAGGGATTGCAAACTATGGGAATGCCGGTAATATTGCAAGATTAAAAACAGGAGATAACCGCTATCAATTAGATGTTTTTCACCTGGATAAATTACCTGGGACAGCTAAGGTTGGAGATTCTGCCGTGCCTGCACCACGGGAACTTCCTGCTGCACAAGCCAATGAAGAAAGTAACGACAAACTGCTTGAAGCTTTATTCGGGAAAAAAGAATCTTTAAAAGATGTGTTAATTTCTAATGCACTTAATCAAGCAAAGCAAAATAGACAGCAATCATTGCTTGATACTTTAACTCCTTATTCTTCCATGGGAATTAGTCCAGAACAAGCAATGCAACTATTTGCTTGATTACGTCAACTTATAATAAAAATTAAATAGGGCGCAAGTTGTGCAGCTCAGTGATTTTGAAAAAAGTAGAGTCAGGTACCATCTAGGTTACTACGTGGTTTCTGTCCCAGCGGGTGACTACGCTCGCCTGGAAGAAGCTATGAATACAGTTCCCGATTCGTACTTCTATGACAAAATTGTTATTCAATTAGGTCGTTGCGATACGGCTGAAAAGAAAACCGAAGTTGCACTTACGCCCTCTACTCGCGTTGAGAATATTGCAGGCGACGTTGATCGTACGATTCGTTCCAGTAATGCCAAAGAGGCGTTAAAAGTCTGGGATGAAATTTATCTGTACGAAACAAATCGTTTAGCACATATTCTTTACGTTCCTAATTACAAAGATCCTTTTCAAGCACGCTATCGGTACGAAAGGTCTGGTGCTGAATTTATTCAGGCGCTTCCAGGTCCCGCCGATACAAGTGTAGGTTCTCGCATCTATTTACACCAGGTTTGGCGATGATTGCTTTTGATCCTCTTTTAAACGTTTCGATGGGAATCACGAGCCAGCTTCGTAGGTTTGGTTTGTTACCACGTACAGGTATTACAACTGAATTTGGAGGGAACATATCAAATATTCAAAATCGTCCCGTTGTCAACCCAGAGTTTCTTCAAAGAAATCCTTCTGGTGAAGCTGATCGCAATAAAAGGTTTGCTCAATATCAAGAAATGGGAAAAGCACCTGCACAAGCAGCTTCTCCGTCCATGAGTGCCCCAGAGCAAAGAGCAGAAAGCCAAGAGCGTTCTCGTATCGCTCAGATGACAGAGCAAGATCCGCTCTTTAAAAAATATCAAGTTGCAGACTTAACAAAGGCATATAACACGGCTACAACACCAGAAGAAAAAGAACGGATTGGTTTGCAGATCTGGGCCACCACAAACCCAAGTCTTGCTTCTCGCTTGCGTCCAGGGCAGACAGGTTACCAAACATCGGCAGCAATGTCAGGTTCTCAGGTCTTTGGTAAGGACATCCCTGGAATCACGCAAACCTTTTATCAACAAGCCAGTGAGCAAGCAGGTGTTCCATTCCCTGGAGCAGCTCAGGGCGCAAGTATAAATGCCTTTGGCCTTGGTGCAAACGCACAGCAACTTGGCGTAAGTGCACCAGGTCAGATTCCTCCAACAATGATTGGAGAGGATGTGTTTAAGCGCGGCATTAAACCACCTTCCTCTGAAGATTTAACACAGACGCAACTTGCGTTGCTTAAGCGTGCGTTTGAAGGACGCTTAAAATAACCCTTTGGTAAACTAAGGTTACTTGGCACCACATTCGTGGGTAAGTCCACCTGCTGGGTAATTGATCTTTTGATCTACGGAGACCAGTGTTCTTGCATTAACCTAATGATTATTTGCCGTAATTTCCTTCGCCGTCTTACTGCCAAACTGAGTTTAGTTGTGGCTCTTCAAGCAGTATTCGTCCCTGGTCTTAAGGCAGATTCGAATTGGGTAGGAGAATAAGGAAAAAACTGAAATGGCGCCAAAGACTTCGCAGCTCTTAGGTTTATCCAGCCCCGAACTTTATGCTGCAGCTTTTACAGCATTGGGTGAGGCTGGTCCTGGACAAGATCCCTATGGTGTTTTTTCTACAATTCTTTCAAGAAAACAAACGGGAAAATACGGTAAAAATATCGTAGACATTGTTAAGGCTCCCTCTCAATTTGTTGCGAACGATCCTTATAGCGCATCTCAAGTAGCAGATCCTAGTTTTGGCCGCAAGGTTTACGGGTCTCGTTACGATCAGATGCTTCAGAAGTTTGAAGATCCTTCTAAGTTGCGTCCTGTGCTTGAGAAGCATGGGGGCGCACTTCAGTTCAGGGGACAATCTCTTCTGAAGAATAAAAGACCCGAGGATGTAATGTTTGATCCTCGCGGAAACTTTTATTTTGCTAAAGATCCAAAGGCGGCAAAATCTCTTCTTGAAAAACTTGGCGGTGCACCAGGGCAATCAGTAGCACCTGTAGCTGCATCTCAAGTTGAAAAGGGAAACCAGCAGGGGCAGTCGTTGCTTCAGAATATTTTGAAGTATATACCTATGGTTGGAACAATGCCAAGTCTCTCTTCTATAGAAGACATGCCACTTCCTGATAGCCAAACCTTTTTAAATACGTATCGTAAATTCTTTGAAGATGAGGAGTTTGCATAATGGCACGTTATTCTGAATATCTTGACTACGACGGCTATCTTCCTGGGGATGTGGCTCGTGCTGGTCTAAGTGAATATCAACAATATCCACAGTTAACTACAGAATATATACGAAATAAAAGATTTAAATTTCAACCGAAGGAAAATATTGATTTATTCCAAAACTTTTTAGCTCTACAAGGAGATCCAGAAAGACTCTTCCGTTCAACAGCAAAAATGCCTGATACTCCTTTTGGGAATTTAAGTGGATACGCAGGTATCTAAATAACCTATAATAAAACTAATATCAGGTAAGGCTACATGTCGTCAACCGCTACCAACAAAAGTCCCCTCTTCATTGATAGGCCGCTTTACGATTCGGTCAGGGTGACAACTCAGATTGCTGGCAGTGCAACCAATAACACTCTCTTTGTGCAGGGTGGTCAGGTCCCGGCAATCCTGGTTGACATGGATGCTTCTTTAAGTGAAGATAATAATAATGGCGGCGTAATTGATTCAATCTCTATTGTCAGGAACGACTACTACAGGGATGCTGATTACGTTGTTTCTTCTACAACCTCTGGAACTGTCGTTTCATTTGTCAGTGGTCAAGTCGTTTTAATTTTTCAAACGGGCGTTTTATCTACCCCAGCAGCAAGTGGGTTTGGTTACTACACTTACACAGGCACAACAACATTAACTGGAATTAATACTTCGCTTGTTTATTCGGGTGGTACCAGTAGTGGCTTTGTGTTTAACGGGGTTAATTATGCGTATCAACCTGAGGTAACTTTTGTTTTCTATCAGACCAGGGGTACGACCAACCCGGTCCCCGCTTCTGGTGATTACAAAGTTATTTTCGCAAAACAAGTCTCTGCAAACACCCAGAGAGTAGACTGCTCAGACGTTATGCCTGAGTTGAGTGCCCCTACTGTTTCTGCTGGCAATACCACTGGTCTTGGTAATGCTTCTCCTTTACGAAATAAAGGAATTTATTTAGAGCGTGGCGATCGCATTTACGTTGGCGTTTTCCCTGACGGCCCTAACATTTCCGGCTACACTCCTGGCGCACATATCACAGCACAAGGCGGCTTCTTCTGATGTATGGCAAAGAAAATCGGTAATAACTTTGGTAATTTTCAGGGCAACTTAGCGTTTAAGCCTAATGGAATAAAACCAATTACTACCGAATTTTCCAAGGGAAGTGTTCCTGATTCCATATACGCCGCCAATAGAGAATCGGCTTGGTCTCGTTGGAGAAGAGGATATGAATTGGCGACAGCTTGCTTTTACGATAATGATTTTCAATATCCTTTTAAATACGTAATTCCGGTTTCCCCTGGAACGCCCGGTTCAATTAATAATCCTCAACCAACAGTATCCGGTGCGTTTGTTGGATTCCCAACTAAGAACAAAGAACTGGGGATGCATTGGGCGGGCTGGCGCTATGCAGGCTCACTTCGTTGCGACAAAATTACTGATCCAGTTACAAGCCAAAAGTTATTTATTGAATCAGTTACAGAAGATGCAAGCTATTGGTATGTAAAGCTAGCCGGTACCTGGAGCCTGGCAAATCCATTACCCCCTCCTTTTTATGTTCTAATCGGTGGCTCACCCTTTGGCATTACACCGATTACGACAGAAATAATGGAAGATCGAATCATTGTTCAGGATGGAGATATTATTACGGCGGATACAATAAATCCAAATACACAAACTAGATACGGCTACGTCCAGGCTGTATTAGTAAATACAGGATCCTTTACAGGCGTACTTAAATTTCAAAAAGCAGGTTCGGTTTACGTCTCACCTGATAAACAATTACTTACACCTTCTCCGGTTGGATTTACACCAGGAAGATTTTTAATTACTGGCGCAAGATTCTGTTGCTCCTGCCAAGATTTCATGCGTCGTGATTACGCATTTGTGCAACAGTCTGGAAGCACATTAAACAAGATATTTCCTAGAACATCTCTGTCCAATATAAAGCCTGGTCGATATGAAAAAACAACCTTAAATGGAAAAGTAGATAACAGTGCAATGACATCTGCTCAGGTTAATAGACAGATGGATGTATACGCACCCCCAGGATTTGCAGTTCCTTTCTCGAAGGGAGGATCTACATCAGAGCGTGGAGCAACCAGAGATAACGTTGGTGTGTTCAGAGACTTTGGTGCGATCTACTTAAGAAAAACATTGAACCCAAATGATCCTTCAATTCCAGGATCTGCGGCTGACAGCATGCCAGCTTACGATGATTACGCATCAGCTAACGGTCAAATAATTGCTATATCTGATAATTGGACCCCATTACTCGATGAGTTTAGATATTGCAAACACATCTATGCACTTAAATTCAAAGACGGAACTTTTCCACCAGAGCCATCAGATTTTCCCATGCAAAGAGAAGGGATGGTTGCATGGGAACAAAAACTAGTTGATATGACGGAGAAAGAACAACAAGAAGCGAAAGCTTTCTTAATGACTCGTGGTTCATTGTCTCGAATGGATGTACCTCCATACAACTGTCAATCTCCGATGATGATGCCAATGATGCAGAAATTGTTTAACGTTCCATCTGACCTGGTTTTAATGCAGAACTTTACAATGATTGATAAGGAAGGAAACGAATACGTTCCATATTTAAATGAAACACCTAGTACATAATTACGTAGTGTATACTATTGTTGAGTCTATTAAGACTCAAAAAGATTTTCCTTTATATGCGTCCCTGGGCCTGGTAAGGTTTAAGGTTTGATTGGCCTACACGCCAGAGACCAATGAAACCAATCCATCCCCCGCCGCCTGATCAGGCGATAGTAGACGACTACTTTCAGCTATCTAGAATTAAAGGTTTTGGTTCGGCAGCCTGGCTCTATGGAATGATCGCTACCTACGGCGTTCATCCGAAAGAGTTAAAAGATTTTAAATGGAATTTAAATAACACAATTAAAATCTGTACCAAAAAGAAAGAAATCAAACCAATACATCCTCAGTGGACATTTTTATTTCAGCTAAAAGAAAAGCAGCCTTCAGATATTGAAGACTGCTTTGAAAAGATTAAGAGCAAATTGAATAAGGCTATTGAAACACAAAAGGTTTCCTTGAACCTTACTGATTTACAGCTTGCATATCAGTTGAGGAAAGGGTTGTACCTACCGAAGAAAGAGGATCAGCAAACGCAATCCCCTTTTTCCTTAGTTCTTTCCGCACGCTATTAAGGTTCCAGCGATAGGAGTCACGGGAGAACGTATCTTTAAATGCGGCATAATGGGGTCCCAAACGAAGGGTTCCATCATCGCGCATTTTGAAGAGCGTTTTTTTGTCCAGTCCCAGGGACTCGCACGCTTTGTTGGCTGAAACCCAACCTGTTGATGCCGCCATAAAAATCAGGGCGTGTTCAGATATACACTACCGATATAAAAGGTTCTGTCAAGGGTCTTTATGAAATTTTAAAATTTAAGATTGGCTTAGGAATCTTAGAATAAGGTAACGGCAACTAAAGAGTATGTTCCATGACGAGCACGCGCCTCTTGCTCTGCTGGTCGAATTAACTCCAAGGTTAGCAAAAAGAAAGTTTAGAGAATCTATCTACGAAGAATGGGAAAGCAAGTGTGCTTATTGCGAAGATTTTGCAACGAGCCTTGATCATATTGTCCCTAGATTTAAGTCTGGGTCAAGTAATAGAAATAACTTAATTCCTGCATGTAGACGCTGCAATAGCAATAAAGGAAGTACTGAGGTTGAAGAGTGGTACAAGCAGCAAGAATTCTTTACTCAGGTTAGGATGGAAAAAATAAAAGCATGGATGTCACAAGAAGTTGTTGATATCTGTTACTACCAATCTTCAGTATTGAAACCGGCTGTGTGATATGGGAATTTCATATGATGCTGGTGCCCGCAGGTGGAATGTTATTCGCGAGCAGGAAAATATTCCACGCTTAAGAACCGATTATCCAACGGCAGATCAGCCAATACCAGTGACGGTATCTGTTTATGATTCACCTCCTCCATTTTCATTTATAGACGACCCATACCAGCCTGGGACAACGATTACCAGATTGGTAGACTATGGAATACCAACTGATGAATCGGGTAATCCTCTTTATCCAACTAGAGAAATCAGGTTTAACGTAAATCCTAGGGACGTTGATAGAAATGGGGCGACTTGGGCTATTGCTGGTGCTCTACGCTCTCTTGGCGTCAATGTTGACACCAATGTTTATGGAGGAAATGTAGAAACTCAAGATCTTGAGTCCGCTTTAAGTGGTATTGCAAATCCAGTTAATCAAAAAGCATATGAAATTACTTATTACAGTAATCGAAATAGAGATTTAAATGAAAGAAATAGAGTTGAAAATGAAAAAGTACAAAAGGAAGAAAATGAAAATAGAGCGAAGAATGCGGCTTACGATCGTACAATGCAAGCCGTTAACTCTACTCGCGGCGGTGACTATGTACAGCAAAGAAATTTAATTAGAGGTATTTCGGGAGTTAGCGATGATTTAAAAAGATCAATTGAAGATAACTTCAAAAGATACTACTCAACTGAAAAGCTCCAACCCTGGAGCACATCTTTAGGGGCTAAGCCACCCTATGGAGACTTTGATTCAAACTTTTACCGGAACACATACCCAGACGTAGCTGATGCCTGGCGTAACGCAGCAAGAAATGACGACTTAGATATTCTTGGTCGATTTGATAGCGAAGGTAGTTTTTATTTATATCATTACACTGCTACTGGTAGATACGAGAATAGACGCGCCAATCCAGCGGAACAACTCTCTGCTGCTAATTCTTATACGGAGAAAAGGCCAACAGATCTCGAGATGCAACAAGCTAGAGATCTTCAGCTTGGCGAAGGATTACAAGGTGAAGTTGAATTAGCAATTGGAGAAAGAACACTTAGAGACGTTAAAAAATTTAAAGCATTGACGCAAGATGTTTTAAAAGAAACAATTGCTGAAATGAAGAAAGCAAAAGCAAAAGAACAAGAATTAGCAATGTTCTCGGGCTTTGGTGCTTTTGGTGAAATTACAAATTTAAACAAGGATCTAGCCAATTCAATTCTGGGCGATTCCGGAGTTGGTGGCGTATGGTCTTTTCTTGGTGGCAACAAGGGACAAGAGTCTTTAGAGAAGTCGCTCCAAGGAATCAGTGGAATAAATAACTCTGTTACTTACAACTGGCAACAGTGGTTTGATAATGCGTTGAAAACACGTTACGACGAAGAGATACAACTCGGCCTTGATGCTGGAACGGCAAGTGAAAACTTAAAAATTGAAGGGCAGTTTGCCAGAAAGTTTTTAGATACTTATCTGATTCCTCGCTTTAATCAATCGAAATCAATGAACGAATTTGTTGATTACATTGACGTTAAAGAAGATGAACAGAACCCATTTCAAACACAAGATCTTGCTAACGCTGCCAAGCAGATTGCCGATCTTAAAGCAACACAATATCTTAATGAAATTCAAAATGCTGCCACTCGTTATTTTAATGCTGATTTTTATATCAACCCAACGGGGAATATTGGCAAGCAAGAAGTTTATTCAGAACAAGCTAGAACTGTTCAAGGAGATTGGGAAGCAGCAAAGCGTGGAGATCCTTATTGGGCTTCTCAGGCGTATCGTTTTGGTGTAGATGTTAATAATAAAGAGCAGTTTGCGAAGATGCATTATCAGATCAGAGGTCAAGGGCGAGGGTATGATTCTGCTGAAGACTATTTGAATGCTGGTAAAATCAATGATTTTATTTACAACGATATTCTTCCGGCTGTAAAAAATAAAGTTGAGAATACTGAGTTAGTGTTTGGACCTTTCCTCTTGCCTGAAGAGTTTGCAGATGAAATGTTAAAAGGTTTGAATCCAGACGACAAGACAACATGGGAAGACGTATTAAAAAGATATGGACTTACTGATTTCAAAGGAACAATCGATGACTTACGCGCATATATTGTTGAAGCATTAAGAACGGGATCAGCACAGGAAATACGCGAGAACATCAAGTATCTCAATGAAAAAAGACAAAAACCCACCCAAGAACTTTTGGGTGTTACTTATATTGAGCGACCAGAAGATTACAAACCTGATGCCACAATTAAAGCAGATACTGAACTTTATAAAATATTCCAATCCTCTGGGTTCCAGGGAACAGAAGATGAGTTTTACGAAAACTTTTTCCCTGATATAGATAGGTCTGAACAAATTGCCTTAACAAAAGCAGGTAGGGATGAAGCGTTAAAAACTACAGGTCTAGATCTTGAAAACCCATACGCCTCTCTTGAGACTCTTGAAAGTTTCTTTGATACAAGCACAGAAGATACAGAAGAAACGTCTGAGCCAAGTACAAGTTATTTTACAATTGACTTAGATGAAGAACTACCAGGAAAATCTAAATCTGGTCAAGGCTTCCTGGATGAGTTCACTTCTTTATTTAAGGGATTTGGTTGATGTCTGATAAACGTAAAAAAGCTGCTACTGCGGCAAAATTACACAAGGACTCAATGCCTTGCAACAAACCAAAGAAAACCCCTGGGCACCCTACAAAATCTCATGTAGTTAAAGCGTGTGAGAGTGGAAAAGAAAAAATTATTCGCTTTGGCCAACAAGGAGTTAGTGGCAGTCCCAAAAAAGAAGGTGAATCAGAATCATATCGCAAACGCAGAGAAAGTTTTAAAGCTAGGCACTCCAAAAATATTGCCAAAGGAAAAATGTCCGCTGCCTGGTGGAGTTCGCATGTTAAGTGGTAGAATTAGTAAAGTGGTAGCCAGTTACATTTATGTCAGTTGTTAAAGGAATTGATGGTCGTTATTACAAACCCTGTTCAAAATGTGGTGAAATACAAAGTTATTTAAGAAAAAATTACGCAGAAGAATCATTAAGATTAAAAAAAACCTGTAAAAAGTGCAATAATCGAGAAAAAGGAAATTTTCACATAGGTTGGTATAGAGGAATACGAATAAGTTGGTTTAATAAATTTAAAACTTGCGCGGAAACACGCGGTTTAAAATGGGAGATTTCAATGGATGAGGTGGCTGATTTATATGAAAAACAAAAAAGACAGTGCGCGTTAACAGGTTGGGATATAACTTTTCCAGAAATAGGGCATCATTCTTATTTTTCTTGTAGTATAGATCGTATTCAAAATAATATTGGTTATACCAAAGAAAATATTCAATTGGTCGATGGTAGAGTAAATATGATCAAAGGCAAATATTCACAAGAATTTTTTCTTGAAGTGTGTTCAGCAGTAGTTAAAAATAAAAAAAATTAAAATGGGTAAAGTAAAAGGCAACACGATTCAGAAAAAAGAATCACAACCCAAGCTCACGAGGCAAGGTCAAGGACAGAATTCCAAACCTTCTCATGGACGTAAAAAGTCCAGGGGGCAAGGCAAAGGTTAACACTTTAATTTAATTAACACTATTATGGAGAGTAATTGCTGTATTTTCCATGGCCGATTTTTTGCGTGCCATTAACATCATCAAAAAATATGAGGGGTATAGCGAAAAAGCATACCCGGATGTAAGCACAGGTTGCGCTCCCTATACTTTTGGTTATGGAACACAGTATTATCCAGACGGTTCCCCAGTAAAACAAGGACATCGCTGTACACAACACAAAGCTCTTGAATACTTGCTTCACGAAGTAGAGCTTATTGATGATGAGCTGACACGTTTAAATCTGGGTCTTGACCCTTCCATGAGGGAAGCTCTTATTTCTTTTATTCATTCCATCGGATGGGAGCCATTCCTTTACAGTGAAATTATTGACGCAATTGAAAACGAAAATTGGGGTCAAGCGGCAGAAGAAATCACCCATTGGATTTTTGATCCGTACCACAAGGTGATTGGCGGCCTGGTAGATAGACGTAGAGAAGAAGCCCACCTGTTTCTCCTGGAAGTCAAGAAGCCAGTTTGTCAGCCCGGTGAGATTTTGCTTAACGCATTCAGAACTTATTCGGGTGCCAAACATCAAATCCAGGCGATCAGAAACCTGGAAGCAAACAGCAATCCCTATATTTTGGCAGAGTTCTCAAACTGTTTTAGTAAGGAGCATTTCTTAGAATCAGACATCGACTACGAAGAAACCGATACCGAGTTTGCTTCTTGGGATTAGAATATTTGGAGATCAGCAAACAGAAATGGAAGAGACAGTTCGTCCCCGCGAATTAGAGCTACCGCTTCAACTGCAGTTTGCAATGCGTAAAGCAGAGCTGGAAGCCCAAGAAATGACTTGGGATCAACTTTACGCTGCTCTTTTAAACCTTTATCAGCGCCGTCTGATCGAGTGGGCTGCTGTCAAGGATATTCTTGCTGACGAAAATATTGAACTTGAATTTGATTTGCCAACCCAACTGGAATTAGTTGAGCTGGCAATGATGTGCGAAGGAGATGAAGATGATGAGGATGATGAAGATGACGATAGAGAATATTCTGTTTTCTAGGAAAGCTTATCGATAAGCCTTTCAAGATACCACTTTGCCTTCATAGCGTCCTTCTTGGGATCTTCTTTATCCCACATTCGATCTATGTACTTGATGATTTGCCACTGAAGACCACCAAGTACAGCATCTGGCGCAAACTGAACAGCGTCTTCAATTTTATCAATTGTTTCAACTTTCTTTTTTGAGTTGGCATAATGCGGTGGATGATTCACCATGTCAACTTTTGGCGTGGGCATGGGACAAAACCCATCCGTGCACCCAGAAAAAACAGTGGGTGAGTCTAAAAAGACAATTGAGTCCAGTGTCGAATCTACCGGCTCAAACCACGTCTTTTGCGAGATTGCTCCATCTCCTCCTCGTCCACTTCCCCCAGATCCAAAACTAATGCTTTCGGCTTGGGTGATGCCCCCATTGCAAGTCCCTGTTCCATGCTCGGAATGTAACCCGTCATACCACATCGTTCTGCTCCTTCAATTTGTAGGTTTGTGCGCTCACGACCTTGTTGTGTGAGCACTAAACCCCTATTGTACATATCTTGAAGGGGAACGTCATGCTTTTCGTTGTCCAAAGGCTGACCAAAGTCGCTTTCACAGAGGCAACGATTGATAACTTCGTCATTAATGACAAATTGATTTAAGAATGCATCTGGTGTCATCGCCGCATGCATCATTATTTTCCTCGGGTTTCCTTCATTTAAAATAATATCATGGCAAGATTTTTCGACCCCACATATAACAGTGGACAGCGCTCAGGTACTTCCGGCGCTGAAGTCTCGGACTTAAATCCAGAACAGGCTTACGACACAGATATAAGGCGTCTTGATGAAGAAGAGAGGCGCATTGCTGATGAAGTTGATATTCGCAACATCAGGCAACAAGATCGTGTAGCAAAATTTATGTCAGCAGCAAAGACTGCTGGAGCATACAGACAAAGAGCATCTATTGATGAGCCACAGATCAGGGGTAGGACGCCCAGGAACGAGGCTGTTCTTGACGGCGTGTCTCTACCAAGCCAAGGAGATACTGCCGGGCCTACGGGCGCCGTTAGCTACGCACGCAAGCCCCAGCGATTCTCTGGTACCTTCAGAGGTTTTGCTTAAACCTTACTGAAGACAACCTCTTTGGGTTGATCCTGGTACTTACCCTTGCGCATTTTATAATTCACGTCGCACTTCTCGCCACGGAAGAAGAGGAGTTGACAGATGCCTTCGTTGGCATAAATACGATTAAAGAGCCCAGTACAGTTACTGATTTCCAGTGTTAAGTGCCCAGCCCACGTAGACTCCGCCGGAGTAATGTTGGCGAGAATTCCCGATCGGGCATACGTACTTTTCCCAACTGCAACAACGGTCACATCTTCTGGAAGATCCAGATATTCTTCTGCAACGCCAAGACAGTAGCCATATGGAGGCAAAAGAAAGTATTGGCCCTTCTCATCTTCCAGTAATTCGGCTGGACGAAGAATACTTTGATCAAAATCTTTAGGATCACAATCACCTGATTGCGTGCGACCAAAGATCAGACACTGTTTGGGCGACAAACGAATGTCATACCCATAAGAACTGAGCCCATAGCTCAGTAATTTGCGTCCATTACTTTCATTGATGAGACGATCCTGAAACGGCTGGATCATCCCCCGCTCAATCGAAAGTTCTTTGATTTCACGATCAGAGAGAATGCTCATAAATTTGACTGAAGCTTTAAGATCTTAGCTTGTTTAAATAAGAATGCGACCCATTTCGCCATAGACTTCAACAAAATGTTGCCTGGCATCCTCTACATTCCTTCTGGGCTGCAAAAAGATTGCAAACGAAGTACAAGTCGTACGTGTTTTTATTTCACCAGTGTGGTAAAAATGTTGCGTCAACATTGGACGAGTTCTGAAGATGCAAATGGGGTGATCGAATATGTCCTGGCAATACATAAACATGTCTGGTGCATTAGCAAAATAAATACCTTGCTCAACTTCACCAGATAGCCACTTTCTTTTCAGCGTTCTCCACCAAATGGAATAGCTAGAAGTCAACGTAGGAGACAAACCACGCGTCATTTTCCATCGTTGAGATTTGCTATGCCAAAAATAAGAGTGTTTTGGTGGAAATAAATAAACATTTCCAAACCACTCCTGTTCATTTAATCCGTCTTCAAGTGGAGTGTAGTATTTTTTTGCGTTGACGTATTCATTTGCTTTAGTTGAACTAGCCGGATCCAAATCAACGCCACCCATCACGAGATGAGCAGAGTCAATCATATCTCTTGAGCTGATCCACTCATAGTCTTCAACTAATTTGTTCCCAATAAAAGCAGCCATCAGGACTCAGAGACCTTGTTGTAATCAACAGCAAGAAAACGAATGCCGTCTTTGTCGTTCAAGATGTAACCAGCGCTTTCTTCTGGGTCAATTTTTTGTGCAGCCTGGAGAATGCGCCCAAAAGTTTCAGCAAGATCACCGTTGTTTTCTCGCTCGCACTCCTCTTGTGCACTGTGAAGCTCTTTCAATGTCAGATAAAACATTGATTTCTCAACTTGCTCAGGCTGAAAGCACATAACGCCGGGCCCTTCAGTTTCCCAGAACTTAGAAAACATCTGGCCCATATCGCCAAGGATTAATTTAAGCGTCGTATCCAGCATCTTTGCTTTATCTTGGTCAAACTCCGGACCAATCACAGAGGCAATCAATTTTTCGCGTCGGTTCATTTCTTTATCAATCCTTGACGAACTAGGGTTTCCCGCATTTTAGGTAGCGGCTGGTAGATAACGACAAGTTTTCCGAGAATTCCCCGTTTTTTAATTAGTTTGCCGTTCTCATCCCGAAGCTTATCAAATTCTCCGGCTCTAATCAAATATTCGGCAACACATCTGAGCCTCCGTTTCAAAGGCAAATCTGCGTTGGGGAATTTACCACAGATTGTATCTGGTCCCATGTCTTGGAAAGCCACACGCAATCTGTTTGCTAGTGTCATAGCAAAAGTAGGGTCTTCTTCTTCATAATTTTTTAAGTTTTCGAGGTATCTGCGCAGGATGGGAGTATCAAAGGACCCAGAAGGAGGCAAAAAAATTTCTATTTGCACCGAAAGGGAGGCCGGAAGTAGATCCGTGAAGTTTTCAATTGTTACATCTTCTATAGACCAGCCGTCAAATCGGTGCGTCATCACAACTCCTCTGTAATATCCGGGTCGTCAAAGTCAGGAGTCTTGGGAACAGAGGGGTTGGGGATGTGAGAATCCTTTTCTTCTCGAATTTGAGAGCTATATTTGACAACATCTTTCTCCATAAAGCTCCTGTACCCAGGAATGGTATCCTTTGTGAAGCTTTGGATCAAATTATTCCAAGGGATACGAATAATCTGTTTGTTTCCACCGACAGGACTGATATTGATGTAGTGTAACCCGTACACCCAGCCAGAATCCGGTCGTTTTTTTCCTGTAAGAATCCAGTTCCTAATCGTCTGATCAGATACGCCCAGCCTTCGGGCGCATTCATCAGTGGAAATGTATTCATCCGCGTAAACTTCAGGATTGATGCGATCCGTTTCTCCATCCTGGTAGCGTGAATGCCACATGCTTGAAAGGATGTTCCTGATTCCCTTCAATTCATGTGCAATGTCTAGCAATCCTTTTCTTAATCCTTGAGTCATCGCAACAATTAATCTGTTTAGATGCTAGTCTTTTTGTAAACGTTTTGCATGATCATGGAAGAACAAGTTTCCGCTAGCCAGCCCCCGTTGCCACCTCAGATCACACCTGAACAACTTGAAGCAATGAAGGCGAAAGCACGAGAGCTTGCTATCCAACAGACGCTGTTAGAAGAAGGACGTATTCAACGACCCCTGGGACCAGCTCCACAAGTTGTTTACGTTAGGCGTAACCTGACCGTTGCAGAACTTTTATTAATTCTTTGTATTTCAACCGGAATTGTAACAGGCTTTCAGTTCGCATGGAAGGTAGCTTCCGAAAATCTTCCCAAGATTGAAATCAGAATAAAATAAGTTTTCAAAATTGTGCCGATTATAATCATAAGTAACGCACTGGCTTGATATAGGTGTCAAATAGAAGGATTACGGAATTGCCCTCAATTCAGGGCGGGTCGTTAGCAGAGGACGATTTGCTGACGATTGTTCACGTATTCGAAGTTGACCCGACGCTTAAAAATAAAAAAATTACCTTAACTGAATTTACAAACTACTTAAATACAAAATATTTAACTTTCACAGGCGGTGTACTGACTGGACCGCTTTTAATCAACAGCACTCTTGAAGTTACTGGAACAACTACCCTTGGTGCTGCTAATGTCAATGGCATTGCTAACTTCAATGCCGTTTTTGTACAAAATAATTTAACAGTCACAGGTACGATCAGTGGTACCACGCTGACCGGAACTAATGTAAACGCTACAAACGCAACGTTCCAAACACTAACCACCAGTGGACACAACGTTCAAAATGATTTAACTGTCAGTGGAACTTTATTTGCACGCGGTAACTCTTTCTTCACGTCTGGAGTAACGGTAAGTGGGACGTTAACAGGAACGACAATTACTGGCACCACTGGTCAGTTTGGTACTTTAACAGGAAACACGGCCGGATTTACAACCGTAACTGGTACAACCATTACCGGAACTACGGTTAATTTTCAATCAGGCGTCTTTACTACCCAGGTTTCTGGAACGCTTGTAACCGGAAGTCTCGGTGGATTCGCCAACGTTGTTGCCGTTAGTGGTACGTTTACCGATCGTGTTTCAGGCGTCACAATCACTGGAAATACAGTAAACGCAACAACGGGAACCTTTGGAACTCTGGTTACCAGTGGCCATACCGTTCAAAACAACCTGACCGTTTCAGGCAATCTTTCTGTACTTGGATCTGGATTCTTTTCGTCAGGCGTCAATATCAGTGGAACTTTAAGTGGAGTAACGGTTACAGGAACCACGTCTAATTTCACTTCCGGTGTTTTTACTCGGTTAAGTGGCACGGTTATTACGGGTGATACGGCAGGGTTTACGACTGTAACAGGCACGACAATTACTGGTAATACAGTTAATTTTCAATCGGGCATTTTCACTACTCAGGTTTCGGGCGCCACAATTACTGGTAATACTGGACAGTTCACGACGCTAACTGGTCAGTCTGCTGGATTCAATAGTATTACAGGTGCCACGATCACTGGTGGGACAATCAATTTTCAAACAATTAGTGGTGTAAGCGGCGTATTTACAACACAGATAAGCGGCAATACAATCACTGGCAACACAATTAACAGTACTAATCTCACCAGTGTTTCCGGCATCTTTACAACTCAAGTTTCCGGACAAACAATTACCGGTAATATTATTAGGGCCACTTCAGGTGTATTTGAATATCTACAAGCTGCAAATCAAAGCTTTTCTGGAGACTTTACCTTCTCTGGTAATACATTTACCCTTGGATCTGGATTTTTTGGTTCTGGCATAAGTGTCACCGGAACTGTATCTGGTCAAACAATTACAGGAACTGCGGGTTTATTTACAAACATAACGGGACAAACGCTTCATATTACGCAGCCCTCTGGTTCAATAGTAGCTATTACATGCTCAGGTGTTGTTTCTGGTAGCACCAGTGGATTTATTATCAAAGGACCGTTAATTATTTTGCCTTAATACTTAAAGTAAAATAATAAAAGAAAAAGAACTGCCATGCCGTACGGAATTATTAAAGTTGATACCATCACATTTACAGATGCTGGTGTCGACAAAAGCATTCAGATTTCTGGATTAGTTCAAAACCCAACATTTAGTGGAAACGTAACTTGTACCGGAACTATTTCTGGCGTGACAGTTACCGGAACTGTTGGTGCATTTACAACTGTTTCTGGAATTACAGTTACTGGTAACACGGCAGGATTTACAACCGTAACAGGAACAACCATTACTGGTACAACTGTTAATGCTGTTTCAGGTGTATTTACAACCCAGGTTTCTGGTGCCACTATTACGGGCAATACAGGACAGTTTACAAATTTAACAGGTCAATCTGCTGGGTTTACAACCGTAACAGGTACGACAATTACAGGTACGACCATTAATGCTGCTTCAGGTGTATTCACAACGCGTATTTCTGGTGCAACTATTACTGGCAATACAGCAGGATTTACAACCATTACTGGCACAACCATTACTGGTACAACTGTTAATGCTGTTTCAGGTGTATTTACAACCCAGGTTTCTGGTGCCACAATAACTGGTACTAGTTTTGGAGTAGGTACTGGAGGCATTCGTTTTGCTGACGGAAACACTCAAACAGGAACTATTTCCACTGCAACTTTTGCAACGATTACAGGAGCTCAGACATTTACGGGCGGCCAACGTGGTTCTGTTGTAACTATTGCATATTCCACGGGTATTGCTTTGAACCTTAGCTCAGGCAATAATTTTCAAATCACATTAACTGGCAACACAACTCTTCAGAATCCAACAAGTTTAAGTTCTGGTCAGGCCGGTGTTGTTACTATTATTCAAGGAAGTTCTGGTAATACAATGGCATTTGCTACTGGATGGCAATATCCCGGCGGTTCAGGAAGTATTCCCGGATTAACCGCAACCAGTGGAGCCGTTGATTTATTGGTATATTATGTAAAAGACACATCTAGTGCTGCTTTCCGTTTAGTTCAAGACGTTAAGGCTTAATTTAAGATGTCTGTTTTAAATAATTCGGCAGTTATCGGTCTTCTTGGTGCACCACCGCCTGCTGCTGCCGGAGGGATTAGCAGAAGCCTGCGCTTCAATAGTAGTGACAGTGCCTACTTGTCCCGCACCCCCGCATCTGCTGGCAACCGCAAAACCTGGACCTGGGCGGGGTGGGTGAAGCGGAGTGCGCTAGGCGCAAGACAGGGCCTGTTTGGAGGCTATGACTCTTCAGCATCTCCCACGAATTACACATACATTGAGTTCACTAGCGGAGACATCCTGCAAGTTGAGTCCTATTCAAACGCGGCTCAATTTGCATTGTCTACAACCCAAGTATTCAGAGATTGTTCAGCATGGTATCACGTTGTTGTTGCCTACGATTCGACGCAAGGAACGTCTTCAAATCGCCTTAAGCTCTATGTCAACGGTAGCCAAGTAACTGCTTTTGGAACGGCAAGCTACCCAAGCTCTGATTATCAGTCGGGCATTAATACTGCAAACGCGCATGACATTGGACGCTATCCAAATATTTCCCAGTACTACCTTTCCGGCTACCTAGCCGACATCTACTTCATCGACGGCCAAGCGCTGACCCCCAGCAGCTTTACCGAAACCGACGCCACCACCGGCCAGCTCATCCCCAAGGCGTACACCGGCAGCTACGGCACCAACGGCTTCCACCTGGAGTTTGCGGACAACAGCAGCAACACCGCGACCACATTAGGGAAGGACACTAGTGGCAACGGGAATAACTGGACGCCGAACAACCTGTCAGTGGCAGATGGTGTCACAACGGGCACAGGCGCACTTTCTATTTACAACACCAGTGGCCCCACTGGAGCAACGAAAGGCACAGGAACCCGCACTGACAGCAACAGCAGCTCGATTGTGTTGGCTGTCCCGATGGAGGGAGCAAACAACGGCACCACTTTTGCTGAAGAGAGCGCAACGATTAAAGGGAGCGGGAGCGCTAAAACAAT